AGGATCCAAGTTGAAGTCCATACCAATATGGATGATGTTGACATCTTCAGGCATCTCAAATTGTTTGACATTGTGTTGCATATCAAAACCATAATAAATTATTCCAGAAAAAGTTTCAAAAGTCGCTTGATACTCTTGCCTGTATGATTTTATGTCCAAGTCTCTTTTGGCCTGTTCTATCTCATCCTTATCTACCCAACCACCTTCTTCTGTGGTGAACAACCAACTACGCCATTCCTGTTCTGCTTTGTTTTGTCCCCTCTGATATAGGTCGTGGAACCAGTTCATACCTTTGGGTGTTGAAAAGAAACAGGCCTTGCCTTTTGTGTCTGATAGGGTTGGTCTCAATACAGAAGTCCAAGCAGTCTCTGGTATGTCTGATGTTTCATCAAAGCATATTAGATCAATACCAACACCCCTCAATGAATCAGGATTGTCAGCACCTCTCAAACATATCCTTGATCCGTTCTTTAAAAATATTGTAAGTTCTGCTTCATTAATTTTTTTGATCCAACGAAGATCTGCCAACCTCTCTTTCAATTGTATCCAGGCAATCTGTTTGGCCTGTCTATAGGATGGTGCCACATACCAACATACCTTGCCAGGTAATCTTGCCATATAACATAGTTCTCTGATCGCAAGTGTTGTCTTGCCAAATCTTCTTCCTGTGACCAATACACGGAATCTATGATTGTCGTATGCTACTTGTTTTTGGGGTTCTGATAATTTCATACTTTAATGTATTTAAAGCAATTCAGAAATGTGAAATTATTCTTTGGCTTCGTCCCAAGGTAATGGAACGGTGTTCTCTTCATCCTGTGGTGAATCTTTTTGATCCAGATATTGTTTGCCCATCCAGATCAACATTCTAACATCACCAGCCAATGCTTTTTCCATCTGTGCTCTTCTAAGACTTTTTTTACCTTCTGCTCTGCCTTTTTCAATAATGCCTGAATATCTTTTTTCCAATGTTGTTTCAGATGTTCCAACAACACTAGCAATCTCTTTGTAGGTACAATGTAGGGTCGCTAATTTAAAAATTAGATCCCTGTCTAATTTGTAATGTTTGGGTGTGTCAGCCATTATAGATGTTTCCTTTGAACTATAATTCTAAATCTTCTTGAGTCAGTGTCACCATTTGCTGTGACCACTTTGGTGTCAATTGTGTATTCATTACCAACCGTACCACCTTCAAGTCTTATGTTCACTTGTGAATTACCTGCTATGCTGACATCAGTTGATGCCGCTGTAGGATGTTGCAATGGTGATGAATCACCTGTGATTGTTTGAATTGTTATTGTTGCAGAAGTAAGATTGTCTCCTGCGTTTAGATAATCTGTGAAGTCAACACCATATACCAAATTGGCATCTGGATCTTT